GTCACGCGCCATCTGTCGTTCAATCGCGGCAATGCGTTCAAGTACATTTTTCGCCATCGCGACAAAGGCGCACCGGCTCAAGACCTGCAGAAGGCGCTCTGGTACATCCGCGACGAGATCAAGCACAAGGGGAAAATTGTCAACCCGAACGAGTACCGGCGTCGGGCGCTGATAAAAATACTGAACGCAACGCCGGAAACTTGGGAGTCGCTTTGCTATCTCAGCCTGTGTACGGCTGGAACATTTGCGCTGAAAACGGCTGAACAGTCGCTGCTTGAGCATATCGGGGCGCAATCATGACATTCTCGCGCAGTCACGCACGGCAAATGCCCCGGAATCGAGTTCTAGGGCGTCTTAAAGCCGGGGAAATGAATAAAACCGAATCAGCCTACGCGGAACACCTGAAAGCGTCTCAAATCGCCGGGGAGGTGGCTTTGTGGTGGTTTGAGTGTGTCGGGCTGAAGGTGGCGGCAAAGTGTCACTACTACCCTGATTTCATGATTCTGTACTCGGACGGCCGAATTGAAATACATGAGGTAAAAGCGCGCAACTCTGCCGGAGGGTACCGGGCTGAGGATGACGCTAAAGTTAAGCTGCGCGTTTGCGCTGAAAAGTTTCCCTTCCCGCTCGTTGTGGTCTGGCCGAAACAGGGCGGATTCCGGGCTGGATGGGAGCGGGAGGAGTTATGAAAAAACCACTCCAGCACCAACCATTTGCCGCCTTCCGCGTCACCCCGTCCGGTATCGAAGGCCCAATCCGGCACGAAAACGGATGCGCGAAATACTGCACGAAGCCGCATAACTGGAAGGTCACGGCGGTTATTCGGTACGAGTGCGACAACGGAATTACTGAGGACGTGGTCAAGTTCGAGGCGAAGAAGGCGATGCCAACCGATTTCACGGCGGACATGTACAAGCACCTGAACGACCGCATTGCAGGGCGTAAATGGTATTTTGCGAGGGTGACATGTCGGCCACAATTGAACTGACTCAGCCGGAGTTGTTCGGCCAGGATGAGCCGCCATGTCCGGGCTATGACGTTTGCCCCATCGGCATTTGCGGCTGTCGGTTTTTAGGACTTGGCACTCCGTTCGCCAGTGATGTGAAAAAAGGAACTATTTATGCCGATACCACTTTACATGGGAATGATAATGCCCTATTATTAACTCATCGGGAAGCAATAACGCAGACCGAAACGAAATAGGGGAACATCATGGAAGCCATCAAAAACGCAGCAATCAGCGCCAAGATTCTGGAGCAACTGGCTGCTGGCAAGAGCCTGCCCCAAGCCATCGACGCAGTGCTTGGCGAAGGCACACACGCCAAGTTGGCCGGTGAAGTTTACGACGCGCTTCGCAAGTGAGCGCACAACGAAACTGGCTCAGGCTGTACCGCTGGGCCAGAGCATCACGAACCATAAACCCAAACCTACAGGCGGACATGCTGCGCGGATTGATTAAGCCAGCGCCATGCCTGATTGAGATGCTAGACAGGATGACCGACATGAACACTCACCAAAAAGCACGTTACGCCGCATACATCGCACAAGCCCAAATGACAGCCGATATGGGCGGCAACCACAAATGCATCGGCCATGATATTGGCGTGGCAATCCGTTACTGGATGCGGTTTTATGGTTAATCTTCCAGAGGCGGGATACACCCCCGCCAACCTCCGCGCCCTGCTGAAACACGCAAGGATGACCCAGCAGGCAGCGGGCGATCTGCTGGCGGTTGACATGCGCACTGTCCGCAAATGGTGCGCGCCGCTGGATTCCGATCATGCGGACATGCCTCATTATCGGTGGTTGCAACTACTCGCGGCCACCGCTACACTCTGAATATCCCCTTCCCGGTCAAGGCCGGGTTTTTTATTCCGAGGCCAACATGATTTCATCCCGTGACCTCAACGACCTGCACCCCGCCGTCAAGCGTCGCGCACTGGCCATGATAAGCGCCTGCGATGCGGACGGAATCACACTGCTCATCACCAGCACCTACCGTGACAATGCCAGCCAAGACAAACTATACGCACAGGGCCGAGGCGGAGCTGTTGGCCCTGTCGTGACCAATGCCAAGGGCGGGCAGTCGTGGCATAACTGGCGGCTGGCGTTTGATATTGTCCCGATTGTTAACGGAAAACCCTGCTGGAATACGACCGGTGACGCTGGCCGACTCTGGCGCAAAATTGGCGACATTGGGAAATCATGCGGGCTTGAGTGGGCTGGCGACTGGAAGCGGTTCCCCGAGTTTCCCCATTTTCAGTACACCGGCGGGATGACCCTCGCGGACTTTCAAGCCGGAAAGACCTTGCGAGGTGACGCATGAAAACCGCCCTGATATGCCTGCTGTTGGCCGGATGCGCTGGGATGCCCAATCTGCCGGTATGCCCCGAAATCACGCTGAAACTTTGCCCGACGGTGCTGCAATGACTCCGCGCTCACGGTTCAAGGAGCCGTCAAGCTGGGGAAGTCTTGGGGCTATGGTGCTGGCCATCGGCATGATGGAGCCAGTCAGTCAACCGATGATTGCAGCGGGAATTGTGTTTTGCGCGCTCGGGATTATTTTGCGGGAGCGGGCAAAATGAAGGTTGTATTCTTGGCGCTGTTGTCTACAACGGTTGTGCTGATTCTGGCGTCCGCATTGATGGATTACACAACGTGAAGGTGCGCGTCCTCGAAAACGCGCTCGACGAGCTATTCCGCTCACTCGCCATCCCTGTCATGACGTTTGCTATTGTCGTGCTGCGCGGATGGTACAATGGCCGTAGACGCTGGCCAGCCCGACTCATCGAGGGCGCAATATTCGGACTGGTGTCAGTCTGGGTTCATCCGGTGGCGCAATACGTTTTTGCTACCAAGTTGGGATTCCCCGAAGCCGTAGCGCGTGATGCTGCCATAGCCTTTGTCTGTGCGCTGGGATACATTGGGGCGGATACGTTGAGTGATGCGGCAAAGAATTATTTTGGGGGGAAGCGGTAATGGCTGCTCCAATCGGCAACAGATTCTGGGAGGCGAGAAGCTCTCACGGACGCAAGCCTATTTTCGATTGCCCAGAGAAGTTGTGGGTGGCTTGCTGTGAGTACTTTGCATGGGTGGATGACAACCCGCTACAAGAGGAAAAAATCTTTCAGTTTCAGGGCGCAATCGTTCGCGATACCGTGGACAAGATGCGAGCCATGACGATTGAGGGGTTGTGTATCTTCCTTGATATTGGCCGGACAACGTGGAATGAGTACAGCGCCCGCGAAGATTTTACGCAAGTCACAACGCGAGCAGAGGAAATCATCCGCAACCAGAAGTTTGTCGGAGCCGCTGCTGACATGCTGAACCCAAACATCATCGCCCGCGACCTGGGCTTATCCGACAAGTCCGAGTTGACCGGCAAGGACGGCGCTGCGCTGGTGGTCCAGGTGGTGCAGTTTGGCACTAATAACCCTCCCCGCTAACGGCTGGCGTCCTCGCGACTATCAACTACCCGCATGGACATACCTCGAAAACGGCGGCAAGCACGCCGAGTTAATCTGGCCTCGTCGCCACGGTAAAGATGAAATCTGCCTGCACTTCACCGCCTGTGCTGCCATCCAGCGTCCCGCCGTCTACTGGCACATGCTGCCGCAGAAGGATCAGGCGCGGAAGGCTATCTGGACTGCCGTCAACCCGCACACCGGCAGACGCCGGATTGATGACGCTTTCCCGAAGGAAATCCGCAAGCGAACGCTCGAAAACGAAATGATGATTGAGTTCATCAACGGCAGCGTGTGGCAGGTTGTCGGCTCGGACAACTACGATTCATTGGTCGGCGTCACCCTGGGCGGCATCATCTACTCCGAGTGGTCACGCGCTAACCCTGCTGCCCGCGCCTACCTGCGCCCAATCATCATGGAGTCAAAAGGCTGGCAGATTTTCATCACAACACCGAAGGGCAAGAACCACGCCTACACCACGTTTAACAGCGCGATGAAAGACCAGAATTGCTTTGCGCAGCGCATTACGGCGCTGGAGTCTGGCACTTTCACCCCGATGCAGCTTGAGGCGGAAAGGCGTGTCTATGTGGACGACTACGGGCCGGACATGGGCAATGCGTTGTTCGAGCAGGAATACCTATGCTCGTTTGATGCCGCCATTTTGGGCGCGATATACGGCGCTGAACTGCGAGACGCCGCGCCACGCATTACGCAAGTGCCGCACGATCCGAACCTGCCAGTCCATGCCGTGATGGATATGGGCTGGTCGGATGATACGGCTATCCTGTTCTTCCAAGTTGCTCGGGGTGAGGTGCGCTTGATTGACGCCTACGCCACGCACGGCCAGACAATCAGCCACTACAGCGAGGTTATGCGGGCCAAGCCTTACAAGTATGGGGCGCACCTCTGGCTGCCGCATGATGCCCGCGCTAAGTCGATACAGACCGGCCGCAGTGCTGAGGAGCAATTCCGCGCTCTAGGCTGGCAACCTCGCATCGTGCCGGAGTTGTCGATTCAGGACGGCATCAACGCGGTGCGCAAGACGTTCCCGCAGTTGTGGATAAACTCGGAACTAGCCGACTTCCTGAACGCCATCGGGCAGTATCAGCGCGAATGGGACGACGGCAAGAAAATGTTCATGGATCGCCCGCGCCATGACTGGACAAGCCATTACGCCGACGCTCTGCGATACCTGGCGCTGGTCTGGCGCGAGGAAATGGTCATCAAGGAAGCGCCTGCACCGATATTTCCGGCAGCGCAATCCTTCGAGCAGATGCGTGACCGTGCAGCGCGTGCGCGGAGAGTTGGTATCTAGCATCTTGATAGTGGTATTTCGTTAGCGCATAATCACGCAATAACGGAGACTCAACATGCAGCAGCAATACCCGTTCCAGCCGCCCGCAGGCGCAGCTACCACGCTGAACATCGCCGTCACCGCATCCAATCAAACATTTACCATGCCAACCCCTCCAGCCGGTGGCGGCACTGTCCGACTAATCAATGTCGGCTCGCAGGTGGTTTTCTGGGCATATGGCACGGTGACAAGCGCTGTGGCCACATCAACCCCTATCCTGCCTAATACAGCCGAGGTATTCACGCTGCCTGGTGGCGTCACCACGCTATCAGTTATCGCCGCTGCCACCGGGTCGACACTGTACGCCACTATCGGTGAGGGATGCTGACATGGTCATGCGCGCCGCGTCATTCCCGGTTAATTTCATCGGAACCTATGCCGCAGCATCTGCGCCAGCTGCTAACACGGTTCGGGTTGGTTCGCGCATCCTCATCTCGGACATGCGCAGCAGTGAGTGGTACAGCGATGGCACGTACTGGCGGCCTGCTGGCGGGATACAGTTGATTTACTCGGCAGCGACGGACTGCGATGCCATTACGGGAGGAACGGGCGAGGTTCAGCTGGCTATTGCAACAGCGGGCATTACCGTCACCATCCCCGCCATTGTCATGGCCCCGGCAATGGAAATCAGGCATTCCCACAGCATCATCAAAACCGGTACGGCTGGCACGGTCACGCAGCGGATCAGGCAGACAAACATTTCCGGAACAAACCTAGCGTACTCAACAACTATTGGGGCAACGATTGTCGGTGCCAGAGCATCGATGATCTTGGCTGCAGGTGCGGTATCAGGCGGAAATATCACTCTGACTAATTCCCTGAGCGGAACAACCACAGCAGAGCAAGGGACATCTACCAGCGCAGCAATTACGATTACGCAGGCCATCGCGTCGCCGCTGGTGCTGTTCCCGACCATCCAAAACGCCAGCGCTGCCGACTCTACTGTCGTGCGCTCGTTCAAAGTCTGGGTGATGGGATGAGTTCGGCCTCTCGCTGGAAAGACGCGCTGGACCTCGCTAGCAAGAAGGAGTCCGGCTGGCGTCGCATGTCCAAAAAGATCATTGCCCGGTATCGCGGCGATGACTGTATGGACGAGATGGGTGAGAAGAAGAAGGAAACCTTCAACATCCTGTGGTCCAACATCGAGACCCTGCGCCCGTCGCTGTACAACCGCACACCTACGCCCGACATTCGCCGTCGCTACGACGACAAAGACCCGATTGCCAAGGCGATCAGCGAACTGCTGAACCGCTCCACCGAATACTGCATGGACGCCTACGACTTCGATGGCGCTATGGTTGCCGCTGTCCATGACTCCCTGCTGACGGGCCGTGGCGTGACTCGCGTCCGGTATGAGCCAGTTATGGGCAGCCCGGATGAGCAAGAGGAACAGGCCGATATTGCGGAAGGCGACTTCACGGACGCGAAGGAAAATGAATCGCCGGAAACGGACGATGCTGCCGAACCAATGCAGGAAGTGGTTTATCAAAAGGTCTGTCTTGAGCCTGTCTCGTGGGATGATTTCCGCTGTGAGCCTGTCCGCCGTTGGGCGGATGTGACGTGGGTAGCGTTCCGGTTGTTCCTGACCAAGCAGCAGTTGGTTGACAAGTTCGGCGCTGAAATCGCCGGTGACGTGCCGCTCGACCATACCGCGCTTGAGAAGGCAGACACGGACAACGACAACCAGGCCGACGAAAAGAAGGAAGAAAACAACCGGGGCAAGGTCTGGGAAATCTGGGACAAGACCACGCGCAAAGTCATCTGGCTGGCTCCGGAGTCCGAGCGTCAGGTGCTGCTGGTCGAAGATGATCCGCTTGAGTTGTCCGGGTTCTTTCCCTGCGCCGCTCCGCTATACCAGACAGAAGACACTACCAGCCTGATTCCGATCCCGGACTTCAAGCTGTATCAGACCCTGGCCGACGATCTCGACCGAACTACGCTGCGCATCATTGGGCTGACCAAGGCCATGAAGGTGCGCGGCATCTATGACAGTTCACTGCCCGAGCTTGACCGTCTATACGACGATGGCGACGCCACGCTGATTTCCGCGCAAAACGTCACGGCATTGCTTGAGCGCGGCGGACTGGATAAGGCGATCTGGTTCGCTCCGCTGGAAACCCTGATCGTGACCCTGCGCGAGCTTGTGGCGCATCGTGAGGTCATCAAGGCCAGCATCTACGAGGTAACCGGCATCAGCGACATCATGCGCGGGCAGACAGTTGCCAGCGAGACGATGGGCGCGCAGCAACTGAAGTCGCAATGGGGAACCCTGCGCCTGCAACGCCGTCAGCGCGCCGTCCAGCGCTATGCCCGCGACCTGCTGCGGCTGATGACTGAGGTTATTGCCGAGAAGTTCGATCCGCAGACGTTCACGATTATGACCGGCATCCGGCACATGACGAACGAACAGAAAGCAATGGCTCAACAACAGATGATGATGGCGCAGCAGTCGGGCCAGCCCGTACCGCCTGAAATGCAGGCTGAGCTATCCGCACCGACATGGGAAGAAATCCTGTCTGTGTTGCGTGATGAAATGGTTCTGTCGTACCGGGTTGACGTGGAAACGGATAGCACCATTCAGGCTGACGAGATGCAAGAAAAGCAGGACATGACCGAGCTGATGGCCGGTATGTCGCAATTCGTGGCCACCATTGGGCCTGCTGTCCAATCCGGCTACCTGCCCATCGAGGTCGCCAAGTCGCTGATGCTGTCCGCTGTTCGCAAGTTCAAGGCCGGTGGCGAACTGGAAGCGGCTATTGAAAACATCCAGCCACCACCCGCTCAACCACAGCAGGATGACGGCAGCAAGGCGCAATTGCAGATGCAGCAGATGCAGATGCAGCATGAACAGCAACTCAAGCAGGCTGACATTCAGCATCAGCAGGCCATGAAGTCGGCCGAACTGCAAAACAGTCAGCAGGTTGAGGCCATCAAGGCGGCTACCGAACAAGCCAAGATTCAATCCGATGAGCGCATTGCTCAACTGAACGCGCAAACCGAACAGCAACGCATGGCGCTGGACCATGAAAAGGCTATTGCGCAACTGGTTCAGGCTGAAGCCGCAGACAAGCGGGCCATGCAGACGCGCGGCGAGGTGACGGCATGAAGCGCTTCAAGTGCGAAACCTGCATGACGGAAACCTTCGGCGGAAATGGCAAGTTCTGCCACGGCCAGATGATGACCGACATGGGCGAGTGGGTCATGGAGAAGAAAGAGATCCTTCACGCTCCGATGATTGTCCGCGCCGCTGCGTACCAGTATCAATGCCCTATCACTGGGCGCGAAGTGAACGGCAAGCGCGACCATGAGCGCAACCTTGCAGAGCATGGATGCCGACTGCTGGAGCCTGGCGAACGTGAGGATGCAGAACGGCGCAAGAAACACGCGGCAGATGTGCTTGATCGTCAACTGGATTCGGGCATTGACCATGCTCTGTCGCAGATGGGTGACGAGAAGGTAAACCAGCTGGTATCGGAGATGACAAATGGCTGACCCGTTGCTGTTGGCGAAGTTGCTCAAGTACGATCCGCGCAATATTGCGGGAGTCGCGGAGCAGGCTTTGCCGATGATTACGGGGGCCATAGCGGAGCCGGTTGCTGGTTTGTTTGGCGCGTATGAGGCAGCAAAAGGCGGTAGCGCTGAAGGTGCTGGAAATGCAGTCCGCGAGGCCATGACGTACCAGCCAAGGACACAATCAGGCAAAACGTATCAAAAAAGCCTGATGAATGGTGTGCGGTCAATCATGCAATCCGCCCCGGTGCAAACGTGGCAGCGAGGCGTGGATGTTGCTGGAAAGAACTCCCCTGCCGCTGGCGCATTATTGCAGTCCGTTCCTGCTGCAATTGGCGTGATGACTGGAGCAAAGC